GGAAAGATAAAGAAGGTTACGATACTAGTGAACCCGAAGATGAGTACACTTTAACACAGAGTGATGTCGATAATTTTGAAGATAAAGAAATTAGAGATTCGTTTCAAGTAGATGACGAAGAAGAAATAGATTAATATCATATTAAATCAAAAAAACCTCACAAAAGTGGGGTTTTTTTATTATCCCCTATTGACTTTTCGATAAAGTATCATTATAATTGTATATTAATAAATTTAAAAAGATATACAATGAGTAACAGTTTAGATGCAATTTTGGCTCAATATGAGAAGAATACTGAACCAACAAAAAGTGGAAAGAAAATTTCCAGCGAAGACAGACTAAAAAAGTACTTTACAGAAAAATTACCGAAAGGTGTAAAGTCACAAACAAAAACATTCAGAATACTACCAGCGAAAGATGGTGGTTCTCCATTTACTGAAGTTTTTTATCACGAAAAAGAAGTTAATGGTAAGTATGAAAAAATTTACTGTAACCACCTAAATGATGGCGAACATTGTCCACTGTGTGAGGCGAAAGATGCTTTATATGAGGATGGTTCTGAAAAGGCTAAACAATTAGCTAAAACATTCATTGCTAGAAAATTCTATGTGGTAAAAGGAATTGATAGAGATAATGAAGATCATGGTGTTAAATTTTGGAGATTTAAACATTATAGAAACGGAAATGGTGTTATGGACAAACTAATCCCTGTTTATAAATTAAAAGGTGATATTAGTGATCCTAGAGAGGGTAGAGATATTGTTATTACTTCAGGTAGAGATCAAAATAATTACTCTGTAGTTAATACAATTATGGCGGATGATGTGTCTATTTTAACAAATGATAAGGACTACGCTAACGAATGGGTTAAAAATGAAGAAACATTTAGAGACGTTTACGCTAAAAAATCTAAAGAGTATTTAGAGATTGTTGCAACAAACAAAACACCTATTTGGGATTCTGAACAAAAGAAATATGTTGCAGAAGAAGACAAAGAAGAAAAAGAAACTGCGTCACTAACAGAAGAAATCAATATGATGAGAACTGAGACTACTACATCTTTTGAGGATGATTATAATAGTACAGATAAAGTTGAGGTTTCTAAGTTAGATAATGACGATGAATTACCATTTTAATTAGACTATGGCTAAGACACCTTTAAAAAAGAAAACATCGGATTTTTCGTCTATAAGGAAAAAGTTTTCCTCCAAAGAAAAGTATAAAGAACAAAAGTACTTTGATTTGGGGGAGTCTTTCCAAAAGGCGACAGGGGTACCTGGACCCGCTATGGGACAAATCAATATGATGTTAGGACATTCAGACACAGGAAAAACCACCGCATTAATACAGGCAGCGGTAGACGCACAGAAAAAAGGTATTCTACCTATATTCATTATTACAGAACAAAAATTTAGTTTTGAACACGCCAAACAAATGGGGTTACAGACTGAGTATGTTGAAGAAATAGATGAAGAAACAGGTGAAATAACTGGATTTTGGGATGGATTTTTATTATATAAGTTAGGCTTCGATTATATTGAACAAGCCTTTGATTATGTAACTGAAGTTTTAGATGGACAAAAAAGTGGTGAGATACCACACGATATATTATTTTGTTGGGACTCTATTGGTACTATACCTTGTAAAATGAGTTTCGATGGGAAAGGTGGTAATCAACACACCGCTAGAATTATATCAGAAAAATGGGGTATGGGTATGGCTCAAAGGATTACATCTTCTAGAAAAGAATCCTCACCATATACTAACTCTATGATTTTTGTTAACCAACCTTGGGTTTCATTACCTGATAATCCATTTGGACAACCTAAAATTATGCCAAAAGGAGGTAATTCTATATACCTATCATGTGCATTAGTATTCTTATTTGGTAATCAAAAAGATGCTGGTATATCAAAACTATCTGCCACTAATAAAGGTAGAAAAGTCAATTTCGCCATTAGAACAAAGGTTGGTATCCATAAAAATCATATGAATGGTTTAGGGTATGCGGATTGTAGAATACTCGCAACTACACATGGATTTATAGAAGACGATAAAAAAGCTATCGATAACTATAAACTTGAACATAAAGATTATTGGAGTGAAGTATTTGAAAATGTAGGTAATGACGTAATGGATTTTGTTATTGAAAGTGATGAAAACTATATTGTCGCACCTGTAGATTACAATGATGATTAATTTATTTATTAACCTTTAATCACATATGAGTGAAAATCCCAAATAAGAAAAAAAGAACCCAAAATACTTTATTAGTAGACGGTGACTCTTTGTTAAAAACTGCCTATCATGGTGCAAAAAATCTTTATTATAAAGAAACCCATATAGGTGGTATTTTTCAGTTCTTAACAATGGTTAGGAAGATGTTAAATGAAAATAAGTTTGACAGAGTTTACGTATTCTGGGACGGTATCTTCAGTGGTAGACTTAGGTATGACATATACAAAGAATATAAGTCTAATAGAGACAAAGATTTCTATAACGAAAAACCCCCATCAGAGATTGATTTATATATACAGAAAGAAAGAGTTATTTCTTATTGTGAAGAATTATTTATAAGACAATATAGAGATGAAATTGTTGAAGCGGATGATTCTATTGCATACTATGTAAAAAACATCTCAGAAGATGAGAATGTAGTCATTATGAGTAACGACAGAGATCTTTGTCAACTAATAAATGAAAGTGTAAGTGTATATGTTATTAACTTAAAAAAAATAGTAACAGAAGAAAACTATTTAGTAGATTTCAATCATCATCCATCAAACCTTAAATTAATTAAAACTATAACTGGAGATGTTAGTGATAACATAAAAGGTATATTAGGTGTTAGTGAAAAAACATTAGTAAAGTTTTTCCCTGAAATAATGGAAAAAACTTTGACTTTAGAATATATTTTTAGTAAAATTGAAGATATACAAAAGGAAAGAAAAACTAGATTGAAAAAACTTGATAATATATTAAATAAAGTTACTAAAGGTTCACAAAAAGAAATGATATATGAAGTTAACGATAAAATTATAGATTTAAAGAATCCATTATTAACAGAAAATTGTAAATCAGATTTAGATCACTTATTTAGTACCTCTATTGACCCAGAAGGTAGAGAAACTAAAAATGTAATTAATATGATGATTGAAGATGGTTTAATGTGGGCAATACCAGGTGGGAGAGATGGGTATATAAAATTTTTACAACCATTTCTACCAATAATAAAGAGAGAGAAAAAATATTACAAAAAAGAAAATGTATAAGTTATGAAGAAGAAGTATAAAACACACCCTTATGAATTTCTGTTTTTAATTAACGGAAACCCAATTGTCGGAAGAAATTTCCCGATAAACAATTTTAACAGAGAGTCTTTAAAATCCTATGAGTTAAAAGAAACTATAGACGACACTGTTATACTAATACAAAATATGTTTAAGAATAAAACATATGATTATATGGACAGGTATTATAGATACTTTGTTGCTAGTACTGAAGAAGTGGTAGATCCAGTTGACATATATGAAAACGAAGATTTCTTTACCCTTCAAATAAAAGTAAAAGGTAAGGTAGTATGTGAAAGAATTTTTAGTGGTAATGATTACCCACCCAATGTGAGATATGATGTCGATATAAGAAAAATTATACCAAAAATCATTGATTATTTGCAACAGGGGTTAAGTCGTAAAAATTATACAAAAAATTTCTGCGGTTATCAGTTAGACGGTATATTTATTAATAACTAAAATTAGGAAAAGAATGGCGAAAAATGAGAGTTTAAATTTAGGTTATTTAGGTTATAGTTTTCAGGTTAAATTAGTTAAACAATTAGTAGAAGATCATAAATTTTCAGAAAGTATTGTATCGATAATCGATCCAAATTACTTTGACAATGAGTATATGAGATTAATTGTTGCCAGTTTAAAAGATTACTATGAAAAATATGAGACAATACCGTCTTATGAAACCATTTTTAATATAATTAAAAGTGAAGTTAAGAGAGAAATAGCTAGAGAATCTGCTACAGAACTCATTAAGGAAGTTAGAGAATCGGACAATAAAGACTGTTTACATACACAAGATATTGCCATTAAGTTCTGCAAACAACAAGAACTTAAGAAGGCTACACAAAAAATCCAAAAGATATTAGATATTGGTGATTTTGATAGGTATGATGAGTGTGAAGAATTAGTTAAACAGGCTATATCTGTCGGTACAGAAAAAGATGAAGGTGTGGATATTTTTCATGCAATTGAGGATGTTTTAGCAGATGATTTTAGAGACCCTATCGCTACAGGGTTAACAGGTATTGATAATCTTATGGGTGGTGGTTTATCTAAAGGTGAATTAGGTGTTATATTAGCAGCCTTTGGTGTGGGTAAAACTACATTAATTACTAGAATGGCAAACACTGCGTATTTAGAAGGTAAAAATGTTGTTCAGATATTCTTTGAAGATAACGTTAAAGTAATTCAAAGAAAACACTTAACATGTTTTACTGAGATTGAATTAAGTGAGTTAGGTGATAGAAGAGAAGAAGTAAAAGAAATCATTCCTAGATTTCAAAGTTTAGAGGGTAATTTAATTCTTAAAAAGATGTCTAGTGATGGTACAACTATACCACATATTAAACAATACTTACGTAAGTTAATCTCATCAGGAATTAAACCTGATATCGTATTTGTTGATTACATAGATTGTATTCAACCAACAAAACAATTTAAAGATGAATATAGTGGAGAAGGAAATGTTATGAGACAATTTGAAACTATGTTATCTGAATTAGATGTTGCTGGTTGGACTGCGGTACAAGGTAACAGAAGTTCTATTGGTGCAGATCTAGTGGAGGCGAATATGATGGGAGGTTCAATTAAAAAAGGACAGATAGGACACTTTATATTATCAGTTGCAAAAACTTTAGATCAGAAAGAAGAAGGTAGAGCAACTTTAGCCATACTTAAATCTCGTTTTGGTAGAGACGGAGTAGTTTTTGATGACATTGTTTTTAACAACGGTACGTTGGTTATAGATACTAGTGAAAGTACTGATGTTACTTTATTACAACACGATAAAGGTCAAAAGAAAAAAGATTCTGATTTCATTAGTAGGACATTAGAGAAGAAAAGGGATTCTACAAATAATAAATCCCCTTTTTAAAATGGATTCTACAAATAATAATTAATTAAAATTGGGGTAAACGTTTATGATTTATTTAGTAAGTCATTATGGGATACTTACCCCCTAAAAAAAAAGAAAAAATAAAAAATATGGAGTTATCAAACAAAATTTTATCGGATATTACAGTACATATGAAGTATGCAAAATATGTACCAGAATTAAATAGAAGAGAAACATGGGAAGAATTAGTTACTAGAAATAAAAATATGCATATTAAAAGATATCCTGAGTTAAAAGAGGAAATCGAATTAAAGTATAAATATGTATACGAAAAAAAGGTGTTACCATCTATGAGGTCAATGCAGTTCGCTGGTAAACCTATTGAAATATCACCTAATAGAGTATATAATTGTGCATTTCTACCTATAGATCATGTAGATGCATTTTCTGAAACAATGTTTCTACTTTTAGGTGGTACAGGTGTGGGGTATTCGGTACAAAAACATCATGTAGAAACACTGATGCCAATAAATAAACCATATACCAAAAGAAAGAGAAGATTCCTAGTAGGTGATTCTATTGAAGGTTGGTCTGACGCAATTAAGGTATTAATGAAATCATATATAGGTGATAAAAGAAGTTCTAAAATAGAATTTGATTTTTCTGATATTAGAGCAAAGGGTGCTAGATTAGTTACCTCAGGAGGTAAGGCACCAGGTCCACAACCATTAAAAGAATGTATAGTTAAAATAACTGGAATATTAGAAAATAAAAATGATGGTGAAAAATTAACTACATTAGAAACACACGACATTGTTTGTCATATTGCAGATGCAGTATTGGCTGGTGGTATTCGTAGGGCTGCATTAATCTCATTATTTAGTGCGGATGATAATGAAATGATATCTTGTAAATCAGGTAATTGGTGGGAATCTAACCCACAAAGAGGTAGATCTAATAACTCTGCAGTACTAATCAGACATAAAATTACGAAAAAATTCTTTATGGAGTTATGGAAAAGAATCGAATTGTCTGGTGCTGGTGAACCTGGTATCTATTTATCAAATGATAAGGAATGGGGTACAAATCCATGTTGTGAAATAGCTTTAAGACCATTTCAGTTCTGTAATTTATGTGAAGTAAACGTTTCAAACATTGAATCACAATCAGATTTAAACTATAGGGTACAAGCTGCAGCCTTTATAGGGACATTACAAGCGGGTTACACAGACTTTCATTACTTAAGAGAGGTGTGGCAACAAACTACAGAGAAAGATGCTTTAATAGGTGTTTCTATGACTGGAATCGGTAGTGGGGTTGTTTTAGGATATGATTTAGAAAAATCTGCAGATATTGTAAAAAGAGAAAATAGTAGAGTTTCTAAACTCATTGACATCAATAAATCTGCTAGATGTACGACAGTAAAACCTGCAGGTACTACTTCATTAACTTTAGGTACTTCTTCAGGAATACATGCTTGGCACAACGATTACTACATTAGAAGAATCAGAGTAGGTAAGAACGAATCCATTTATAAATATTTAATTTTAAATCATCCAGAATTATTAGAAGATGATTTCTTTAGAGCACACGATACGGCAATAATCACTATCCCACAAAAATCACCTAAAGGTTCAATATTAAGAACTGAATCTCCTTTTGATTTATTGGAAAGGGTTAAGAAAGTGGCAACAGAGTGGGTAAAAAGTGGACATAGAAATGGATCAAATACACATAATGTTTCTGCAACAATTTCATTAAAAGAAGAAGATTGGGAATTAGCGGGAGAATGGATGTGGACAAATAAAGATCATTATAATGGGTTATCTGTATTACCTTATAATGGTGGTACATATACACAAGCACCTTTTGAGGACATTACAGAGGAGAAATATAATGAAATGGTTAAACATCTCAATAATATTGATCTGTCTCTTATCGTAGAAGAAACTGATGAGACTGATTTAAGTGGTGAGTTAGCTTGTGCAGGTGGAGCCTGTGAGATCCAATAGATATGACAGTAAATGCATCAAAGGATTGGATACAACAATTATATGTGAGGGAGTTTGGAAACAAGCTCCTTCCATCGGATTACTATTATGACAATGATGGTAGAATGGTTATGACAGAATCATATCATAAAAAAAGAGGAAGTTGTTGTGGTAATGGTTGTTTACATTGTCCTTATAATCCACCACATGAAAGAGGTAGTGAAGAAATAAGAAAGTCATCGTAAGGTGACTTTTTTTATTTAGAATTTAAAATCTTTTGAATAAAGGTATTTAATCATTTCTTTATCCTTTTCTGTGTAGTTTTCAGAGTGGTGAATAATAGAATTACCTTCGTTATGGTGGTGCTTAAAACCTAACATATGAAACATTTCGTGTCTGATTACATAGTCAAAAGAGTCGTATACTCTATTCATATACGTATCGATATGTATGTCTGACTCAATAATCGTATTATCAACTGATAAAGACTTTTTAGTATATGTCGCACCAATATTGTCAGAATGATCACAATATGAAAATAGATTATTATATTCTTCATCAGTAAGAAAATATATTATAGTAT